AGGCATAATGCCGCCAACAAATCCAGACCCCCAATACGGGGATCTAACTGATTCTTCACTTCAATTTAACGAAGCAATGAATCAAATAGCCCAGGCTAAATCCCTCTTCGAGGAACTACCCGACAATGTACGGGAAAGGTTCGACAACGAACCCTATAAATTCCTCCAATTCGCACAAGACGAAAACAATCATGACGCCATGATTGAAATGGGCTTAATAAATGCCCCTACACCTGAAGATAACGCTCTTCAAAACGATGCAGTCCCTCTGAAAGAGGAAACTGCGTCCGACAAGCCAGATACTGGCGCGTCAGAAACAGTTGCTACTTGATACAACTGTAACGACTGACACCTTTTAAGGTGGAAAGTCGTAAAACTAAACTAAAAATAAGGAGAAACACTATGAGACGACCTAAAAGAACTAACTTTAGAAAATCAAAGCGCATGTTCTCTAGAACTGCCGCTAAAAGCCACCGCAAAAATTCAATGCGGGGCAATAATATAATGAGAGGTGGAATAAGACTCTAATGTCTTGTTTCCACCCAATAACTGCTTGGAAAACCGAAGCGGGAATAATATTCTATAATCCTTATAAGGATCTACGAAACCATAAAGGTTTCAAAATACCCTGCCGACAATGCACAGGCTGTCGCTCTGAATACTCACGCCAATGGGCAATGAGAATACTACATGAAGCTTCTCTAAACTTACACAACAGCTTCATAACACTCACATACAACAACGCCCACTTACCTGGCACTCAACCAGACGACAACGGCAACTATGACGCCGAAGGCACTCTAAAACTCCCAGACTTTCAGAAATTCATGAAACGTCTACGTAAAAAATACCCTAATAGAATCCGCTTCTACCACTGTGGTGAATACGGCGAAAAACAAAAAAGACCACACTATCACGCCGTTCTTTTCAACCACCAATTCAACGATTTAACTCCTATACCGCGTAAAAAAGACCTCTATGAATCTAAACAACTCAATAAGCTCTGGGGCAAAGGCTTTTGCACCGTCGGACACGTAACATTTAAGTCCGCTGCTTATGTAGCAAACTACGTACAAAAAAAAATTACCGGTAAAAACTCATATCTCTCCTATATAAATACACACGGAGAACCTATAAAACCAGAATACTCAACAATGTCTCGTAACCCTGGCATAGCCCGAGACTGGTTCGACAAATACCACGAGGACGTATACCCGTCCGACTTCATTACAATAAAAGGGCGCAAAATGCGACCACCAAAATACTATGACAATCAATACGAAATCTTATATCCTGAACAACTACCAATCATTAAAGAAAACCGTCAAACAGAATTTAAAAAAATTCAACACCAATTTACACCAGAAGCTCTCAAACAAAAAGAGCTAAATCATAAAGCCAGAATGGCACTATATAAAAGGAATCAACTATGAAACTAGAAATGTTCTCAATCTACGACACAAAATCAGAAACTTACTTTCAACCAATCTTCCTAATGAACGAAGCTATGATGCTTCGTCAATTCGCAGACATGGCAAACGACAAAGACTGCGCTATATCTAAACATCCAGAAGATTACACACTCTACCACTTAGGCTCTTGGCAAGACCAAGACTCTAAAATAACAACAAAAAATAAAACATTAATTGCCTCCGCTCACGAACACGTGGTACAATCGCGAGAACTCAAAGCAATTTAACATAACTACAAATTATACGAACCTCGGAGATTTCATCATGAAACAACCTAAAAATCATTCAAGAAACACAAGAATAGGCTCATCCAAACAACACCAATTCTCAGAAGTACCCCATGCAGATATTCGCCGCTCAAAATTCGATAGAAGCCACGGCCTAAAAACTACATTTTCTGCTGGAGACCTAATACCTGTATTCTTCGATGAAGCACTACCTGGAGATTCATTCTCCCTAAACATGACCGCTTTTGCCCGACTCGCTACCCCAATCAATCCTACCATGGATAACGCCTTCATGGACACACATTTCTTCTCTGTCCCACTCAGACTTGTCTGGGACGACTTCCAAGAATTCATGGGCGAAACTAAAACATATACTAATCCTTCATCATCTACTCTATCTCAAAATCCCGACTTCACTGTCGCAGCACCCGTAATGCCTACTATAACTTCTCACGCCGTAAACGGCGACTTAGAAGATTCACTATCTGACTACTTAGGCATACCAACAAAAATACCAGCTCTAGAATACTCTGCCTTATGGCACAGAGCATATACCCTCGTCTGGAACGACTGGTTCCGAGACGAAAACCTACAAAACTTTAAAGACCTAGACACAACTTCAGGCCCAGATACTACCACATACGAAGTACTTAAACGTGGTAAACGCCACGATTATTTCACATCATCATTACCCTGGCCTCAAAAGGGACTCGATGTAACACTACCTTTAGGAACTACAGCACCCATTGTTTTTGATACTTTCACTGGTACAGATATTACGGATGACTTTGTACTAATAGATGGCTCAGGTACTAGTCAACCCGGTATGTTACATAACCCCACTTATGGCGTTTCAGCCGGAGCTGCTGCTATCCCTGCTAGTACATCCAATTTAGCTGCAGACCTTACAAATGCAACAGCTGCAACAATAAACCAACTTAGACTTGCTTTCGCTACTCAAAAATTCTTAGAAAAACAAGCACGTGGCGGGCCGGGGGCCCCTACCTTCGGGTAGGGGCCTCCGGCTAGACCGGTTCACGTTATATAGAGGTAATAAAAAGTCATTTCAATGTAACCTCACCCGACGCCAGACTCCAAAGACCAGAATACCTAGGCGGCGGCAGCTCACCCGTAAACATCTCACCTGTAGCTCAAACAATGTCTACAGACGCAACATCCCCGCAAGGTAACTTAGCGGGAATAGGAACAACAGTCCTAAACCAACATGGCTTTACTAAATCATTCACAGAACATTGCATACTAATAGGCGTCGTAAGCGTACGCGCCGACCTAACATACCAACAAGGTCTCAATAGGATGATGTCGCGCTCGACAATCTATGACTATTACTGGCCAACACTATCTATAATCGGCGAACAAGCCGTACTCAATAAAGAAATCTACGCACAAGGTACTGACGATGCTGCAGCTGATGCTGCAACCTGGGGATACCAGGAACGCTTCGCAGAATACCGCTACAAACCCAGTTCTATAACTGGACGCTTCCGCACAAACGCAACTGTTGGCGGAACACTAGACTCCTGGCACTACGCAGAACACTATTCAACACTACCAACACTTGGACAAACATTCATTCAAGTACCAAATACAAATGTCCAACGAACACTTGCTGTCGCATCTCAACCACAATTCATCTTCGACTCATTGTTCAAACTTAACTGCACTAGACCAATGCCAATCAACTCAATACCTGGAGGAACACACTTCTAATGGACCCTCTTACATTAGCAGGAATAGGCTCAGGAATAGGCGGTTTCTTTGGCTATCAAGGCCAAAAAGATACTAATATAGCATCCGCCGCACAAGCAAAAAAACAAATGGACTTCCAAGAACGAATGTCCAATACTGCAATACAAAGACGTATGGCTGATTTAAAAGCAGGCGGCCTAAATCCAATACTTGCTGGAAAATTCGATGCTTCATCTCCAGCTGGACAACAAGCACCAGTCGGTAATAAAGCAGCTGCTGCTTCACAACTTGCTAATCAAAATGCTAATACTCTGCTTCAGTCTTACAATGCCCAAGCGGCATCTGCAAATGCTGTTAAAGCTAGAGCTGAATCTATACCATATCAAATGATTCTTGATGCTGAAAAAAAGGTGAGGTCTCCAGAAGACCGTCTATTATTCCTTCAAAGTCTTGAAGGCTTTTTTGGTGGTACAGACCCCCTAACTGAAAACTCATCAGCTAAAGATTTCGATACTGCAATCCCGATAGATACTACTAAAGCCGATTGGACTAAAGGCCAATTGCCAATTCCTTCTAGAATATTACGAAAAGGAATTCTTCGATTAATAAAATGGATGAAACCATGACTACAAGAAAATCAACAGGAATAAGAAAACACACATTTCGTTCAGCCTATAACTTAGGCAACGAAAACTACTCAATAGCCGCAACAGACGGCATAACCGAACAACACCACAGCGAAAGCTGTGATATAAACAAAATACTAGCGCAATTTATGCAAACAGGCATAATGCCGCCAACAAATCCAGACCCCCAATACGGGGATCTAACTGATTCTTCACTTCAATTTAACGAAGCAATGAATCAAATAGCCCAGGCTAAATCCCTCTTCGAGGAACTACCCGACAAT